CGTCCGGGATAAGCCCTTCGAGAACTTTGGTTGAGTAGTTGTAGAGGGTGTTGCAAATGGATGTGGTGTCATCGGCGCTTGGTGCCGTGGTAATTCCGACTAAGAGCGGCTGTGTCCTGGAGCGCATCCCATAGCGAAGAACGTCCCACGCGCCGCGACCTTTCCACTTGTGGATTTCATCACAAGCGGCGTAGCTGATGTTTAGCCCTTCCATTGACTCTTTATCCCTGGAGAGCGGGCGCATCTCGGAATTAGTCTCGGGGACGCGGAGGCGGCGACACGGGCTGTCACCCACTTTATGAATATCTTTGCGGAGGCCGGGCGTCCCGTCCCGCATGGCTACGGCTTCATCGAAGACGCGCCGGGCTTGCTCTTCGACGAGGGCAGCGCAATAAACCTCCGCGCCGCGCTCGCCATCGTACCGGAGCGCGTTGACCGCGCCCACGGAGAGATATGCGGACTTTCCCATCTTCCGAGGCCACATCAAAAACGCTTGCCGGAAACGGCGCATCCTATCCGAGCGTTGTTTCCATCCGTACAGGATCAACGTGCAAGAGACCATCCACGGACCCATGACCATAGGCACGGGCCATTTGCTTGGCTGAACCATCTCGAACAACCGGCACACGCGGGACGCGGCTTTGGCGTCGAAGTAAAAGGGGTAATTTGGGTCTTCGGAGGCTGCGAGGTCGCGGACGTGCCGTTCGACCGTGAGCCGGACCTTGCGGCACACTAGCTCTTCGCCCGATAGGACGCGGCTAATGTACAGCTCCGAGATGGCCGCGAAATCCTTCACTTAGCCACCGGCGCAAACTCGATTGTGTATCGGGTCGAAGGGAACTCTAAGTCACAAAGCGCGCAAGGGCCTGTTAATCCGCGTACGTGTCTGCCGGTGCAAATTGCGCCCACATTCACGCCGTACGGCGCTTCAAAGATTCTTGAGAACGAGACGGGCCGCCCGGAGCCGTCGCCGCTATGCGTAGCCGCAACTGACTCCGGGCTGTGGGTGGTGGGGTAGTCCACGGCTTTGATAGCCACGGGGCGGGAGATTTTTTGGCTGGTCATTAGCGCCCGTTTCCCTTAAGAAAGTGGTCGTTGAGGGAAACTGCGAGGATGACTAGTAGTGCGGTGAGAGCCGGTGCGAACAATACGAGCATTGACTCTCCAGGTTTGGCGGAGCCGGTTTCCTGCGAAGGTCCCCGGCCCGGCGTAGTGCTTAGGTGGTCGCTTTATGCGTCCGCTAATCACGTCTGGATAGAAAGTACATTTAGTACGTCCACTTGTCAACTACTCATTTGCAACATTGCAGATTATTGCGCAACAACCTCAAGTTGGTCGTCTCCGCACGATACGAGGGCCGCCGCAAGAGAACGCTCAAGGTGCGGACTGATGATGCATCCTTCGCTCGCGGTGCGGTTGTTCGCTGCGTTGTCCCCGTGCCACATAAACCCGGCGCGCCCGTGGTCATCTGTGCCTGTGTTCGGCGTCAACCGCATACACACAGGCCCCGCGTGTGGGTGAACAAACGCGCGCCCAATCGTGTACGAGCCAACGGGGATTGGCCCTATCTCCGGCTCGTATTGCAAATCCGGGTTGTTGACGCCGTTGCCGTGCCCGCTGTACGCCCAACCGAAGTGTCCGCCGTTGTGCAGGACTTCGCCGGTCTTCTGAATAAATCGAAACATTGATCCTCCATAAACAGAAACGCCCGGCGCTTGGCCGGGCGCATTGGCTTTGTTGCGCGGTCACTGCCGAGAACGCACCCAAAGATGGAAAGGCCCATCGAACTCCCACACTTCCCCGGTCGGACTCTTGGCGTAGACGGTCGGTAAATTACCGTGGTGCCTATCGTCACCCGAGAACAATTCAAAACCGTAGTCTTGAAGGTGCTCACCGTGGTGCTCGCGGCAGGTGTTGGGATCAAGCGACACGTTGCACCATAGCCTGACCGTTGAGTGCTACCGTCTTGACCACCTTCGCGAGTTGCTTTGCGGTCGGACTCGTGGGTGTTGGCTTGCCGTACATCTTCCATTCACCCGTGTAGTGCTTGTAGAAAATAGCGAACATTTCGTTGACCATGAGACGATATTAACGAAGTCCATTTAACGTGTCAATATAAAAAGTACACTTAGCGCACTATATTTTCAGCTTCCAATGGACGACGTACGGAACGTAGCCCAACTTTTTGCACGTCATCTGTATTCCGTCGTTGCTCGGGTAGCAGATGTTGAGGACCGTTTTTGCGCCCTGCTGTTTCGCCTGAGAGACGAACTCCGTGTGGAGCATCCGATAGACGCCCTTGCCCCGGTAGGACGGGACAACGTATGCGATGTTGATAACCGCCTCTTCGCCCTCGTCCTCGATATGGAACGTGAGACAGCCGACGATGCGCCGGGCGTCCAACACAAAGACGCATTGAAGGTCCGGGCTAACCAAGACAGAGTTGCTGTCCCATTGGCCCTCTTTCATGAGAGCGCACCACGCCGTAGCAACGAATCGGACGACGGGTGACCCTTCAATCTGGTTTACGTATCGAACGCGCATCACGACCCCAACATTTCGTCCAGCGTGTCCTCGTGTTCATCGTTCGGCGCGGCAACGGCGGTCCGTAGTCCCAACATTGAAAGGACCTTGATGTAATCGCGCCGGAGAGCGTCCAACCGCTTCGTTGCGGGATGCGCAGCAAGTCCCGCTTTGGTTGCGATGTACGCGCCGTCTACTTCTATGGCGGCCCAAGCGTCCGCGATGTCTGCGGAGATGGTCGCGGCCATAGAAAGCGCCGTCCGGTGAGCGGGCGTGACCCGGATGTTAGAGGCCGCCAATTCTCCGACGATGCGGTCCCATTCGAGCGAGGCGCGCGTTGAGAGATTGTTGGGCTTTGCCGGTTGGCCGGGCGCTAAGTTCTTATCTTTCTTCACTGTACGAGGCATTGAAAACTCTCCTAAAATCTATGAAACAGCATATAAAGCTATGAAAAACTGTATAAATTGAGATTTATTCTCGTCGATGTAAATAAAACAATTGCGGCGCTCTTTGGAGGCATCGGTGGTAAGATTCGAGGTACCCCCATCCTATTGATTGCATAGGACTTACATACACTAGCCGAAGGTCCATGCTCTCTTCGTCTTTAGTTGTTCTATCGAAATAATGTCTGGCCAACCACCACAGTGAGCCTTGTCCTCTATTGTCTTGAGGTAATGACAGCCACGGCACAGGCCGTGCAGGTTGGATCTGAGATAGAAGCCTGCATATCTATCGTGTGGATACAGCCCGCTATCTCGTGCCTGTGCAATGGCTACACCGGCAGGGACAATGTGGTCTGCTATCTCGCTAATGGACAGCTCGCACCGGGAGCACAACGGACAACACTTAATGACCTGGATGCGGACTCGCTGCCAACGTGAACCACTGTAAAGGGTTGCATAGCGTTCTCTGTCTGTTAGTGTGTGCTCTCGTATCTCGTCTGTTGATGGCACGTACACAGGCTTGCACTCATCACAGAAGCGGATGTCATCATGGACAGCACGGAGACAGCCAGCACCACTACAGATACGCATTAGGACACCCTCTTTAGTGACGCTATACACGCCCTATACGGCGTCCATATAGCACGTCCGCATATACCCCACTAGCGCTTTACGTACGCGCCGTGTAGCGCCCACAGTATGAGCACAAACGGCACGACAATACGTCCTGCATACACGAGCGCAAACACGACAACCACAAAGATCAACCAACAGCACACCGTAATGGTTCGCACACTACCTCCGCGCTACTGCATACAGGCACAACAGAGCAAGCGCGAACGACAACACAACATAACCCGCGTGAAATAGCGCATACATGAAAAACAACAGCACGATAACAACGAGCATGAATTACCTCCGTGACAGCAAACCGCGTATTTCTGCGAGCGCCCGATGCACAGCGGGCAAATGACGCTCTATTAGTGCCTGGACGTTCTCTTCCGCTTTTGTTACGCGCAATTCAAGCTCGCGAACGTATCGACCAAGCCAAAAGGCAATAGCAACGATTCCCGGCCACTGCAACGCCGATAGAATCGACTGAAGCCAACCGAGCGGCGCGGGATGTTGATCTTGGAGCATTAGTCTTTGTGTTCTTTCCCGTGGAACAATGCAGCTCCGGTCATGGCGATAGTCCCGGCAAACTGCAAAAGATCCTTGTCGTGTGAAGCGTGCCCAGCAAGAGCAATTACGCTCGCAAGCACAAAAAGCAGAAACGCCCAAACGTTATCTGCAACTCGTCCAACTCCGTCAACAACCTTTTCAAACACTTTCACCTCCAGAAATGAAATAACGGGACACAGCCGGTTAGCAATGTGTCCCGCTTTGGCGAGTCCCCGATGTACGCTCGGTTTCTAGCGTCATACTCGCCTGCAACATCAAACTCGTTTTGCCGATGTCCAGTGACCGTCCCGAGGTCGCATGTCCATCTTCATAACCTCAAGGACTTCCATGTCAACCGGCTTTTCGCCTGGACATGCGTGCCGCTGGCCTTTGTACTGCAAACATGCACCACATAGATTGCAATGCGGATGCCCAATTTCGATCTGTTTCCCCACGTCTTCGCGCCCTAACACATACTCTGCGGCCACTCTGTCTCCATCTCCCCGGCGGTTTTGTTTGGCTTGTAAGCAATTCGACCGTCAAAGTCTAGGTCCATTACTCGGTGCCCGTAATCAATCCACTTTACGAATCCCGCATCTGTCGTCAAACCGTACCGTTTTAGTTGCGCCTCCCAATATTCGACCATTTTTGCTGTCGGTTTATTCATCCCTACACCTTATGTGCTTTACTCTGTAAGTTATTGCATCCAAACAGCAAGTACGAAGAATCAACAACTTAGCAAAAACAGGGCGAAAACGACGACGACGCCTTAAGTAAATCTTCATCGTCGTCATTCATTCCCTCATTGACCCTATCCACAACTCCTTCGAGAAGAAACTTCTCTCGGAGGTAGCAGATTGGTTTTAGGCGGACGTTAAGTTGACGCCTGTCCCTTTTAGCTTCGCTTTCTTTTTGTTGATCCAATCCGCGCTACGCTCCACGTCGTGTTCACCCAAGCGGACAGCCAATTTAGCTCCCGATAAATCCAGGTTGGCCTTGATGAACGCGAGCGCGGCCTCGTCCTTGCCGTCCTTGTTGCCCCGGTTTGGGTTCCGCATCTTCAAAACGGGTACGCCTTCGTTCGGTATGTACGTCATCTTGCAAGTCTCGTCACACGTCGTCTCGAAAGGTTTGGGGTCGTCCTCGAAGTCTCGCGGCTTGACACACTTCAAATAGCTAACCGCCTTGAAGACTGAAGCCGTGGGGTCTTCTTGTTCTTGGAGCTTCGTTCCCCAACAGCACGTCAAAGCCGCGCCTAACTCACTGCTACCCCGAAGTGTGTTTTCCAGGGTTAATTCGTCGCTCTCCTTCACCACGGCTTTACCGCTGTGGTACAGGACCAACACGGCGGCGGCTCCAGGCTGTCCGTTGTGCGGGATCAACCTATAGAGCGTCTTTGCAAACTCCCGCATGTCTTGGCTTTTGCTCTCGTCGCCCTGGATGAAGCGGATTGCAGTGTCCACGATGACCACGGCTCCGTCCAGCTCATCCGGGAGAAGGTCATTCAGCCCGAGCGGATTATCCGCGTCCTCTATGTTCATGGTCCGGCAAAAGAACGTTTTCCCAACGTACGGCATCAAGCCGATACTCCGGGCGCGCTTCCGAAAAGACCGCATCCCCATTTCAGGGCAAAGGTACAAAACACGAGTGGGCTTTTGCGCTACGGCGAAGTGCCCGAACAAGGGTTCGCCCGTACAGAGTGAATGAGCAACGTTTAACGCGATGAGGCTTTTTCTTTGGCCAGCGGGCGCGGCTAACCCCGTGATGCTTTCAACGTGCATAAAGCCATCAATAAGGAACGTCAATTCCGGCGCGGACTCCATCTCGTCAAAGGTGTGATAGTGCGTCCGCCAATCCACCGGCTCCGGGATAGTGTCCGGCGTAGCGACACGCCCGCCTATCAAAATCTCCGGCTCCGGCTCGGGCACAGCATAACGTTTAGCAACGCCGTGAGCGATGTACTTAAGATCCTCATCCGATAGCGGAACTTCACACATTGCCGGGTTGATTGGGACCAACGCTTCGTATATTGCGTCCCCATCCAACCCAGACGCGCGGAGCTTCCCGGCCACAGATGTTATCGCAGCGTGTCTTCCCGCGCCGTCTGGTATCTTCCCCATCGGCCCGCTAGTCACAGGAAGACTCACCGTCTTGAGCGCGCGGACAGTGTTAGGCGTCGGAGCGAGCGGCCCCGAGTTTACAACCTCATAAGATTCACCGCTCGGGTGGACAGACCCCGCCGCCATTACGTAACCGCCGAGGCTTTTGATTTGTCCCTCGGCTCCGGCAGCCTTCCAAAGACCCACGTCCGGTATAGCTCCGGTGAAGTAGACCTGGAGGCCGTACTCAGGCCGCCGCCCCGTCCGCACCATGTATGTATCGCCCAAGTCCATCGCACCTAAGAGGGCCACGGCGTCCTTTTGACTCTCGATACCGTGGTCGATATCCAGGACTGCGAGGTTGCTAGGGTTGCACGCGATAGCGATATTCGCGTTTGGCGTTTTCGTCCACCACGCGCGGATTTGCTCTTCGGCGGTGCTTGCGTCTTTCCAGCCGTGCGCGGTCATAGGTTTCTTGGTGCGCGGCCAACAAGGGAACACGAACCAACCGCGACCGGCGTAATCAAGGGCTATTTCAAGGAAAGACATTCTGTCTCCAAGCGAAAACTCGTGTTCGTGTACGCGGCCTTTTTACGGAGCAAAATAGCCGCGCCTATGAACGTGACACGGGTAACCGTCCACACCGGGGCCTTGATGTCAATTACGTGCGCATCAGCCAACTCGTAACTCATGCCTAGATCATCGCGGGATTGCATATCTCTAACCACATCGGGGAAGTGGTATCCGTATATGTACCCCCGGACGTGCAGTGCGTTGCCGATGATAGACGCCTCCGCGATTACGCCAACTTTGCGTTGAGTGTCGTGATGGTCCCATCCGGCCTTGCAGTTGACGGCCATGCCGATTAGGGTAGGCAAGGCGTTCTCAGCGGCGGCACGAGTGAGCACCACGGGCCGTCCCTCGTGTCTCGGTTGGCCGGGTTTGTGTACTAAGGCGGGCGCTGTGTCGCTTCTAACATCCAACATGGCGAGGACGCCAACGAACGGTACGCGATTAGGATGCAAGGTGCCTCCGCAGCTCAAGGCGGTTGAATGGAATTACGGACCGGACAGTCCCGTCCTCGTTGTACGTGACCCACGAGAACGGCCTCCGATTGTCTATGGCTGTGAAGATCGCCTTGCGTGTCATGTTGCTCCTGTTATTCTGTTGCGATGAAACGTTTAGCGTTAGTGCTCTTGCTCTTGCTCTGCGGATGTCACCACAAGGATCAACGATGGTTCTCAAAGAACGGCAAGGATTGCGCTATGGTCAAGTGGAACCCGTCAATAGGCGAGTGGAACGTCTACAACAACCTAGAGACGGCTATTTTTATCGAAGAAAAGGACGCCCTCGCCTTCGCTAGAAACACGTGCGGAGGCGGGGACATCCAGACCGCGAGTGCTAGAAAGCATTAGGCCCCAGCGCGAACATCTGCGACACATCCGACGCTGATAGCAACTTGTTATAGATGGGTACGCGGCCAATAGCTCCGGGAAAGAACTGTCCGCCTACACGCGACTCTCCCAGCATTAGGGGAAGCCCGCTAGCCGTAGATCCAGTGAGAGTGTCCCCACCGACCGTCACAGCAGATACGACAGTTCCGTTCACATAGATAAGCGTCCCGGCAGCGGTTTTAGACCCGTCGTACGTCATGCAAACGTGGTTTAGGGTCCCTGTGGTGGGGATAACCGCCGCCGTGGTCTGTACGGAAATACCATTGCCCGAAGAACTCGTAAGCATGGCTAGGAGTCTTCCGGCAGTTCCGCTCGCCGTCCCGAAGAGGGCAAGACCCCATCCCGTTGTTCCAGCCACATTCAAATTGTCGGCTATGAAAGCGGCATTGAATGCGTACGAGCTTGGATTGATCCACGCACACGCGGAGAAGGGTGAAGACCCGTCAAAGTTGGTGCTCGTTGCGCTCGCCGCCGTAGCAAGAGACGATGTTCCGTTGTATGTGGCTACGTTGCCTGTAAATCCGGTTGCGGCTGCCCATGTAACGCTCGTGGTTGTTGCCGAGTTGGTCGAATCGGAGCCGGTGTTATTGAGCGTAGTTCCGGTATTCTCTTGCGATTTCCAATCGTCCACTAAGTTCAAGGTGGGCACAAAGGCGGTCGTTGTAGAAGGCGGGCACCACACAGACTTCAATGAGAAATTAGTGCCTCCGCTGACGGGGATACTGCAATAGCTGTAAGCCCCGCTAAAATCTGGCACGTTGTAAGTTCCATAGCCGTAAATCAGGCTGCCGGGGTCTTTCACTGCGAGTCCCGTTCCCGTTTCAAAATCGGCTACGTCAATGTGCAGAGCTGACTTATTCGTACCGGCGACAATCTGATTTGTGCCCGGCCCGAACCATATGTATGTGATGTGTGCGGTATTCCCCCGGTAGGTACTTATATTAGTTCCGTTGTCAGCTACCACGCCGTTTACGTAGCCCGACATGTCCATCGTAGAGAGATTGAGGTGTTCGCCGGTCTGGAGTCCGTTATAGAAGCCGATGATTGCATTGAATCCTTCGCCCACAAGATGCGTCCCGTTCGCGAGTGTCGGATATTTGATTCCCCATCCAGCCGGATTCGTCGCCAAAACGCCGGTCGCTGTCTCTATGACCAAGTTTTTATGGGTGAAGTCAATTATGTGTGTGGCGTCTACCATCGTAAAATCGGGGTTATCCGGTGCCAGAAGTAGTACGTCCTGTAGGTCCAGCCACACATTTGTAAACGGAGGAAATCCTCCGCCCGTAGCACTATCGAAACCGCCAAAAAGGCTACCTCCGCCTGTGTGCGGGAACTTTAGAACAAACCCGGCAGTTGGCACCGTCGCGGGCTGATAACCCCGAATAGAAATTAAGCAGAGGTTCGGGTCATAGTTTGGAATCTTGGGCATCGGGAGGACTGCGTTAGCTCCGCTCGTGTCAAGCAACGGGCCGCTGACAACGAAGACGCCTCTAGGTGCCCAGATTGTCCCACAACCCGGCTGGGTGTTGAGCGCCGCGATTGCTGCGAGAAACGCCGAAGTGTTATCCGTCGTCCCGTTGCCCACTGCGTTGTACGGCGCTTCCGTAATGCAAATGTTAGTTGCATTCTTCAAAGGGCAAGCCGAAGCCGGGCCGCTTGAGCCGGAGCCAACAGCAACCGGCACACCGGCAACGCACACCGAAAGACCAACGCCGGTTTGATAGTAGAAGCTAGGCGTGGCACAAGGCGAAGGCGCGGCGCTCGCACCGTAGGTAATCTGGACCGTTTGGGTGTTGCTCCCGGCAGACGACGGAGCATAAGCATCAAGCGCCCACGTTGACCCGGTCACGTTCGGGACAGTCGGCAACCGGAACGTCTGCGAAATGGACGGCGCGGAAACGTCAATCATGTACAAAAGATTCGTTGGCGTCGTCAACGCGGCGTCCGGGATCTGACAACTCCCCGTGATGGCCCCGGCTGTAATGGTGCAACTGAACGCTTGCGGAGAGTTCAATCCGCCGCCGCCCGAGACGAATGCGATAGGCTGTCCCGCCGCGTTGACCGGCGTAAAGTACACTTTGCCGGTTGCGATAGGCACGCCGCCCATACTGATGTGGCTCGCCGTAATCGTGGTCAACTGTGCGGACGCTACGCCCGCGAGTGCAAGCACAAAGGCGAACACCGCGAGTTTCCTCCGGTTGCTCCGGTGAAGCTGTGAAGCGTCCCGGCGTCTAAGGGTTTTGCGTGCGTGGCCGCCATTAGGCTTCGAGTGGATCTTTACGGTTGGTGAATGGTTCGGGTGTGTCTCGTGGACTCGGACGAGTCCTTGAGGCAACATGGATGCGAGGGCGCTGATAAGAGGGTGCAATGGGTGATCCTTTCTATTTGTCGCTATATGCCGGAGCCGCAAAATAGCGGACCGGCCCAAAGTCATCATGAATCCGCACAGACGGGTGCTCTTCCAAGACATCGGCGCTAAGGCTTAACCGCCCGCGCAAAAAGGCGCATTCCAACGCCATCTCTAAAATGATTCGCTCGGCACCGTCAAGGCGTTCAAGGACGCACTCGGGGACATCTTCAATGAGGCCGCTTGGGACGTTCATACGTAGACCTCGTCAAGCTCGCGTTGGGCGTTCGCCGCGATGTCCATGAGCCGCTCGGCTTCGATAGGGTCCGTCTGCTGATACATCCGCGCCTCAAGGAACAGAAGCCAGATAGCGCGGTCCCGGCGCTCTGCTGTCCAGGCTGGAACGTCGTGAAAAGTTCTCGGTGTCTTGCGGCGTTCCATGCGTTGCATAAGCACTGTCATGTCTTTTATATCGTCCTCGTACTAAGACACAATAGCGCGTCCACTTAAAAAGTACAACATAAATAATCCAGATATTTTGTAAGTTGTTGATTCTTCGTTGCGGTCGTTTGTTATCAACAAGTTCTAGCGTTTATCCCATAGTGTGTAGGACGGATGCACAAATCTGGAGGAAATGTCAAGTGGGATTAAACGTTTCGATTGAAAGCGGAAAAGACTTCGAGCCGGTAACGGAAATGATTCAACCCGGCGTGCTCGCGGACATCGTGGACAAGGGTCAGGTCCCGAACAAGTTCAAGCCGGGGACCACGCAGCACAAGGCGTATTTTGTTTGGCTGGTCCAAGAGGAAGACGAGGACGGAAGAAACAAGCGCGTCTTTGAGAGCTTCACAGTGAGCTTGCATGAGAAGGCCCGGCTGCGGAGCCGTCTGAAGGAACTCGGCTTTAAGGACTTCGAGCCGGGAACTCCGTTCGACCTGGATAGTTTGATCGGCACCAAGCGGATGCTCGTTTTGGCTGCGGAAGACGGGGACAACGGAAAGACGTTCATCAAAATAACCGCAACAATGGCGCTCAAGAAGGGCCAAGCGGGAATTGATATTCCGTCTGACTTCGTTCGCAAGCAGGATCAAACGGACAAATAAGCCTTTTCAGCGCCCGTAGCCCGGTCACAGTATTGCGCTTTAGACCGTGCGGCTAAGCGCACAAGCCCGCACCTAACGGGCGCTGATTAGATCCCCCGGAACCTCACCCGGACTCCGGCCTTGAGGTTCCTTGGATAAACGGACGCTGTGGGAGCGGGGTTTTAGCCCTTTCTCCCGCTTGCTCTTGACGACGGAGAAGGGCCATCAGTTAAGGGACCACAGCGGCTTCTTTTGAAAGGACAACATGGAAAAAACATTCGAGAACGTTTCGGAGCTTATTGCGTTTCTGCAAACGCTACCGCCCGACGCCGCCACGCTGAATACGGGCGGTGAGTATCTGGACGTTAAGGTTGGCGGCCCGTACGAAGAGACAGACGTGGAGTTTAGTTGAGCGCACGTGGACGGCTTCTATGGGTGCTATACCGCTTAACCGAGGAAGAGTACGAAACGGTTTTTCAGTTTCAAAAAGGCGTCTGTGCGGGCTGTGGTCGTCCGCCGTATGGAATACGCCTCGCAGTTGACCACTGTCATAAAACGGGCCGCATCCGTGGCCTTTTGTGTTGGCTCTGCAATCGCGCAATCGGCATCATCCGGGACCGTCCCGCGACCGCCACCAATCTAGGCGCGTACCTCGCAAACCCAACAGCGCCTTTAGCTCTCGGGAAAGAAACCTTCGGCCTCATCGGGACGGCCAAGGCGAGCAAAAAGATTAAGGTCTACGGACCTCCCGTCGCTGTCGTTGTACGGAGAAAAAAATAATGTATTACGCCGTTTTGTTTATCGTCGCGAACGCTGTGTCTTTCTTTCTTGGCCGGAAGTACGGCGAAGAGCTTGAAGCGCGGACCGTCGCCGCCGCGTTGAAGCTGTACAGCAACGCCCTCGCAGATTTGAAGGGTGTCGAAGTCGCTGCATTGGCCCGCGTTAAGAAGTACCTCTAACTCTGCTTTTTTCCGAGGCGGTCCTCCGGGGCCGCTTTTCTTTTGGAGGCTCTTTGCGACTTTTTACAGGAAACAACGTGGACGTATTGCGCTGTGATGTCCAGGACAACACCGTCCAACTCACGGTTACGTCTCCGCCATACGATGCCATCCGCACGTACAACGGCTTCGAGTGGGATTTCCAGGCGCTCACACGGGAATTGCTCCGCGTGACCAAGCCGGGCGGAGTCGTTGTGTGGGTGGTTAAGGACCAAACCGTAAAGGGCAACGAATCCGGTACGTCATTACGGCAAGCCCTCGGCTTTCAGGAAGCCGGTTTTTGCTTACATGACACGATGATTTGGGAAAAGGACGGCTTCCAATTCCCGGATACGAATAGATACCGGGATGTGTTTGAGTACATGTTTGTGTTCTCAAAAGGACCGCTCAAGTCGGTGGGCGTGAACCTTATTGCGGACCGTCCGAACAAGTGGGCCGGTACAAAGCGCCACGGGACAGACCGGCAAAAAGACGGGACCATCCGCCCCAAGAACCACAACGAGGGTGTTTATCCAGAGTTTGGCGTCCGTTATAACGTGTGGCACATCCCTTGCGAAAAGAAGAACAAGACGGGACACCCCGCCGTGTTCCCCGAAGCAATTGCGCGGGACCACATCCTTAGTTGGAGTAATCCAGGCGATACCGTGTTGGACCCGTTCTTAGGGTCCGGGACAACGGGAAAGATGGCCGTCCTCAATGGGCGGCATTTTATTGGAATCGACATTTCACCGGAGTACGTCGCGCTCGCAAATGAGCGTATTGGAAAGGTCTCTGTTGAGAATTTCGTATAGCAAGTACACAGCGTTTCTGCAAAACCCGGAAAAGTTCCGGTTGTACTACGCGCTCGGGTTGACGCCGGAAACGGACGAAACCCCAACGCGCATGAATATGGGCCGCCGTCGCGGGAGTTGCTTTCACGAGATGTACGAGCACAAAGAGGACATACACTTCGCAGTTGCCGCCGCTGAGAAGTACGGCGCGGATATTGTCGCTCGGTGTATCCCGATGTTGGAAGCCGTCCCGGATCTTGGGCCGCTCTTCTTGGTTGAGAAGTCTTTTGAAGTCCCTATCCTGGACGGGAAGCACTCGATTATGGGCCGCATTGACCACGGCTTTACCGCTGACGGCGCGGAGCGGTTGGGAGACTTCAAAACGACAAAGGGAACCCGGACGAAGAAAGAGCTTCAAGAGTATTTTGGGCAGCTCGAAACGAGTACCCAATCGCACTTTTACCTGAAAGCGGCTTCGACGTTGGGACACGAAACAGACCTTTTTACTTATCACGTCGTTTTGGACGCGAAGGACAAAAAGAGTAAACCCCGGTACATCCCGATTGATCTGCATATCGGGACCGCCGAAGTCGCCCGGACGATGGCCGAGGTTTACGCGGCGTGCGAAACGATTGAATACCTGACGAACGAGTACGGCATTGAACGTCCGTGGCCGCACTCGAATCATTGGCCCTGCACGGGAGATAAATTTTTCTGCGGATATCAAAACATCTGCGGACGAACGATTCCCCAAGGATGCACGCCTCCGGGATTCACACAGCGTTACAAAGAGTTGATTCAAGTGGAGGTTGCATGAGTGTTTTGACGGCGGTTAGCGCGTTCGATTCGCACTACCCGCATTTAGACAAGGGAACGTGGAACGCGATTTTGGATTACAACCGGCGTAACCGTGTTGGTCTTTTCGTGTTCGGCGGGGACAACCTCGATTGCGGAAGCATCAGCCACCACACCAAGAGCAAGCCGCTATTCCGCCCACGCGGGCAAATGCTCAAGGATCTTGAAGGGTTCAAAAAGACGCAACTGGACGCGGTAGAAAAGACCCTCCCGAGAGATGCCATCAAGGTATGGCTTACAGGCAATCACGAGGATTGGGCGTCACAGCTCATTGAAGAGCAACCCGAGCTTGAGGGACTGTTGGACTTCCCGAAATATCTGAACCTCGTTGAGCGCGGATGGATTGTAAAGCCACAAGGCGGCCACTTCAAGCAAGGTCATTTGAAGTTCATCCACGGGGACGTGCTAACGGGCGGACAGAACGCACCGAGAAAAGCCTTGGACACATACGTCGAGAGCGTTGTGTTCGGTCATTTTCATGCGTTCTCTTCGGCAACCAAGATCCTTCCGCACTCCGCGAAGTACAAGTGGCAAGCATGGGCCACGGGCTGCGTTGGCAAGCTGGACGCTTCGTATTTGAAGAATCGGCCAACCGGCTGGTTAAACGGTTTCAACATCACGGAGTTTTACGGGACGAGCGGACGGTTTAGCCACTTCCCGGTAACGGTCTTCAACGGCCAATTTGCATACGGCGGCAAACTTTACGGGAGGCAATAGTGCGGGAATATTTCGTAGCGAAACAGAAATGGGGTAGTAACGATTCCGGCAGCTCCGTATCTATCCAGGACAACGCGGAGCGCGGACGGCAAAAGCTCGCAAAGGTTGGCTTGGCCGATGCATACGAAGTCGTCATAGCCACTGATTCCGACATTCAGATTGACTATGACAGCCCGAGACTACCCGCCGTGTTTAGTGTCGCTTTGAACTTGTTGCGTCAACGCATCGGCGCAAAGGAACTCCCGGTGTATCGGGCGTCCGCATCGCGGAGTGGGAACGTCCACGTACACATTCCGCTCCCCGAGCCGATGCCGATTGTTGAGCGTATCGCGTGGCAAGCCGTCTTCGGCTCGGACGGACTCCGCGAAGGCATCTCGCTCATAAACGTCCATCGCGGCGCGGCTAACCCGGTACTTCTTTTCGAAAGGAAGAAATGATCCTTATCGGGTTTGGATACCGCGCGCGGCAAGGCAAGAACACGGCGGCACTCGCGGTCTTGGAGGCGTGCCCCTTGGATTGTCAGGTCCATGTGTACGCATTTGCGGACGCTCTGAAAATGGAGGTCCGCAAGGCGTCTGCTCAGATGGGCGGCCAAGAGGCGCTTATCGAATCGTTCAAAGCAGCGGGGTTGATGCCGCCCGAAGTTGTGGCGGAGTATCCGAAGCCTCGGCCCGTTTTGCAGTGGTGGGGGACGTGGAAACGGCAGCAAGACCCTCGCTATTGGATAAAGCGGTTGTGGCGGACGATAGACGACCACAAGCCGGACGTAGCGCCAATTGCGGATGTCCGTTACCCGAATGAGGCGGACGAAATCCACGCGCGCGGCGGCTACGTCGTTGAGGTCGTCAACACCGGAGAGCCGGACGTTTCGGTCAACGACCATCCGAGCGAACACGCATTAGACGGCTACCGGGATTGGGATTTCCGCATAGAAGCCCGGACCGTTGCCGAGTGCCGCCACAAGGCGGCGGAGATTTATCGAGAGATTGTGAGGCGTGATGCGTTACGAAATAGAAGTTAGCGCCGGAGCGCGGTTTGTCGTTGAGGCCGAGAGTTGGGGCGAAGCCGTGTCGGTCGCTCGTGACCGATTCAACGGAACCCCGGCGCGGTGCCTGGACGAAAAGATAACGGTCAACGTTTTGCCCGAGGTAGCCGTATGAAAACGAAGATAAAACACCGATACCAAACCGAATCAAGAGCACAGCAAGAGGAAAGAATCGACATAGAAATACACAACAGACTCACCAAGGCCCGCGAGCCTATCCCGGAGGACCTGGAGGACGAACGTGCTGTTTCCTGACCTCGAAACCTACAGTGACATGGACATAAAGAAGGTCAGTTTGGATAGGTACGCATCGCACCCGAGCACCCGCATCTTGATGTGCGCGTACGCATTCGACTCCGGCCCGGTTGAGCTGTGGCAAGAAGGTGACCCCGGCCTCTCCGAGCTACAGCGGGAGATGCGGAACAACACCCTTGTCCCGTGGAATACGGGGTTTGAGCGGACGTTGATTTCGCGGGTTTGGAAGCTCTCCGGTCTGAAGTGGCGGGACGCGATGGTTGACGCTTTATATGCAGGGCTTCCCGCTGGATTGAAAGACTGCAACCGTGTTCCGTTTTTCGCGCATGACTCGGTGACGAGCAAAGAATCGCTCTTAATCAATAAGTTTTGCAAACCGCAAAAGGACGGAACGCGGCGCGGCCCCGAGACAGACCCCGAAGATTGGGCTAGCTTTTGCCAATACTGCAAAGACGACGTATCGGACACGCGGCTTATCTATCAGTGGGTCCATAAGCACTTCGACATCCCGGAGCGGGTCTATTTGTCTTGGCTTATCGACCAAGAGATAAACCAGCGCGGTATGCCAGTAGACCGGCTGTTGACGTTCCGCGCCTGGGAAGAGGCACAGCGGTTGCAGGCGGAGTCCGCAGAAGACCTCAAGACGCTAACCGGCTTGGAGAACCCGAATAGTCCCGCCCAGCTTTTGAAGTGGGTCACAGAGCGCGGCTATCCATATAACGGCCTCGGCAAAGAATTAGTGCTCAAGGCACTCAAGGAAGAGGGCACGGATGTTAACGACTGAAGGGAGGCAGGCACTCGTACTCCGTCTTGCCGGGGCCAAGGCGTCCATCAAGAAGTTGCCTAAGATCCTGGAGCAACTTAGCCCGGACGACCGGCTAAGGAATCAATACAGCTTCTATAAGGCGCACACGGGCCGGTGGGCGGGGAAGGGTGCCCAGCTTCAGAACTTGAAGGCCGCCCGCACCAAAGAAGAAAAACTCCAAGTCGCTTTAGTCATCAAGCTACTGGAGGACGGCGACGAGGTTCCGACGTTGGACGCGCTGTCCTTGGCACTCCGTCCACTGATGACGGCACCCAAGGGAAAGAAGATTGTCCTTGCGGACTTCTCATCCGTGGAAAACAGGGTCCTCGCGTGGGAGTCCGGTTGCGAAGCGATGATGAACGTCTATAAGGCCGGGAAGGACCCCTATATAGACTTTGCGGCCCGCATGGAAGACATCGATTATTCCGAGGTCACGGCGGAACTCCGGCAGCAAGCAAAGCCCGCCGTCCTCGGAAGCGGCTTCGGCTTGGGCGGCGGGCAACTCGTACGAAAGTGTACGTGCTCCGCTGGACATCCGAAGCACGTATGGAACGTCAAGCCGGAGTTTGATTTTGGGAGTTGCCCCGTGTGCGGCCTCGAAGCGAAGGCCGGGCTAGTCGTCAAGACCGGACTTTGGCGGTACGCCGAAATGATGGGGATTGATCTGTCACAGGGGCAAGCCACGGCGCAAGTCGAAGCGTTCCGGGACACGTTTATGGAGGTCGCTTCTTTTTGGTATTACCTCGAAGAGGCGTACGCGGCGTGTGTATCGAAGCGGCGGAACCAATATATCAACAGCACCCTCGGCAGTAAGTTGACGTTCGCGTGGCGGGACCCGGCGTTGCGGATTGTACTTCCGAGCGGGCGGGAACTCGTTTACCCCAATGCGTACGTCCGCACGGAGCGGAACCAATTCGGCGGAAAGAAACTAACGCTCGGCTATGAGGCGAGCCGTGGTAGCAGTTGGGGAGTTCACAACACGTACGGCGGGCGTCTTTGCGAAAACATCACGCAAGCTATCGCCGTTGATTTGCTCGTGGATGCGATGCTGCGAGGGTTCGACACGGACACGGGCAAGGAACACGCGGGAAGTATGGCGATTGTGGGACACACACACGATGAGCTTATCTGCGAGGCGGACGAGAACGACAAAGACGCGCTCCAAAGACTCATCGGGTACATGACAACGACCGAGCCTTGGGCAGAAGGGCTGCCAATGGCGGCGGATGGATATGAGGGAAAACGATATGTCAAAGGTTAGCACTTTTTGCAAGTTGTTTGAGACGGAGAAACACGGGCAAATTCTCGTTAAGTTGGACGGCAACAACGAGGGCGCGCCGGAGGTGCGTTTCTACGCCGCGCCGGAAGGCTTGGGCGTGTGCTCGGTTGCGGCGCTGTACACGGACGATGACGCCGGTTGGGACAGAGCGGAGGAGTACTTCGCGCGGGTTGACCAAACCAAGGCAATCGCCGCCACAGCGATTGTTTTTAAATTGGGGGAGAAACAGTGACCTGGAATAAAGCGTGGATTGTCGGTTGGGTTTTGATTCTCGCAGGGTTGGCGTTCTATGAGTTTTGGTCTGGTTACGGGACCGGCAAAGAGACGCCGATGTTAACCCAGATTACCGTGCGGTACGTCCCGTGGTTTGTGACGATGCCGTTTCTAACTTGGCTGTTTATACATTTCGCGGTCCGCTATGCAAACCCGGCGTACATCGCGAGCTTGGGGAATCGATGAACTTCATTAAAACGAATGCTGGACACATCCTCGGCTTTCTGCTTTTGGTCGTTGCGGTTATCGTGTTTCACAGTTGGTTGGGTGAGCACGACGCGCGCCTCGTTGCGGACGGCCAAGTCAAAGCCGCACAGGCCACGATTGACACATTGAAAAGCCAACAGTCCGCATTGACCGAGGCGGCTAAGGTCGAAGTCACGGTATTGCAGAAGGCGGCGGCGGAAGTGAAGACCGCGCCGGAAGCTATCGCCGCGTTGCCGTCCGTCGCCGTCGTGCCGATTGAAGCCGAGGCTATCCCGGACGCGCCGGACCGTACGAGCGTCTTAGCCGTTCCGCTCTATCAGGATTTGAACTCGTGCAAACAATGCACGGTCAACCTGGACGCCACCACAAAGAAGCTTAACCTTCAAGTCGAAATCGACGCGGAGAAAGACACCGAGATTACCGCGTTGAAAAAGAAGCCCGGCTTTTGGCACCGCGTAAAAGAAACGTCCATCACGTTGGGGATTGGCGCGGGGATTGGAGCTGTCGGATATGCCGTCGCCTCTCACAGATAAGCCCGCGTTGACCGTGGCGGATGTCGCGGAGTTGACCGGGTTGTCCCGCCAAACCATCACGCGGATGTTTGAGCGGGAAACCGGCGTCCTCGTTGTGGGGCGCTCCCGGTCTCTCGGGAACAAACGGAGCTACCGGAGCATTCGGATACCGCGCGTTGTATATGAACGTGTAGTTAGGAAGGTCACCAATTGAGGATCGGAGACGCGTGCTCTTTCTACCACGAGGGCGGGCGCGGTGAACGGCGGTGGATTGTCGGTTGGCGGTACGGGATAATCCGGGCCATCCCGATTAGGGGACAGCATAAAAATTGGGTCCAGATAGAAATCCCTGTCCGGGCGTACAGTTTTAGCCTCGTTGGGAAGCGTTGGACATTGAAGCCGTTCGCCCGCGCTTGGGTCCATTCCAACGTTGTCAACGAGGTTGGAGATACCGTTTATCACGGGATGCGACTCGTTGAGGAAGTCAAAGAACGTAAAGAACAAAAAGCAACGGACCAAGCGAAGGCTAATCGCAAGGTCCGAAGGAAATAACCTGGAGGGCTATGCCGCGTGCTTAGCCCTCTTTTTAGCGTTCTATCGACTTGTGCCGGGCGCGCTGGACTTTCGCCCGGTGCCCGCGCAAGTTCGCTTGTAGCGCCATCTCCTCGCGAGCAATATGCTGGTCCTCGCGCTTTAACATAGTGTCCACACCCTTAAACATCGCCGCCGCGTTGCTCAAGTCTATTTTACCCACGAACAAGTCGAACATAACTGCGGAGCATATTTCCTCCGTATCAGCCACGCCTACTCCTCTCGCGAGGACTGGGAAAGAACGGGTATCCCGTCGGAAATCTGAGATTGCAGTGTCCGCGATAGCCGTTTTCGCAAGAGCTGTGCTTGTTTTTCTGTCTTGAGACATAAGTATTTTCCTCGGTCTTTCAGGGTTAGTGCGCTTAGAAGCGCGTTGGTTTCCTCTCGGGATGGAAGGCCGCGCGAGCCTAATACCCACTCCGCAAAGTGACAGCAAGTTAGGCAATACTCACCGGTTGAAAGCTCCGTACAAAAAAGGCAAGGTGTTTTGCGCGCCCGGTAGATGCGCGCATGTTGTTGCGCGTAGTGACCGGGGCGTTTGGCGTAATCACGCCGTTTCCACGCGACAAGCGCGCGCTTGCGGTCCGACAGCACCTCGGCATCTGTGCGCCCGGCTCGCTTCGTTGCGGCGTACCGTGCTTGTTTTTCCCGGCAACTTTCGCGCAGTAAGCATCCGCACGATTGTTTGCCGCGCCGCAATTCGAGGGACGGTGTCGATATGGTTGTGCCGCAATCGCAAACACAAACCCACTTGGCGTATTTATTGTGGCCGCCAAGGGCCGAAACGTCGCGGATGGTAACGAGCAAGCGCCCGAACCGCACACCGGAGGATATGCTCGAACCTTTCGCGGGCTTGTTATGTCCGTATGGCATAAAAGACACTTTAGTGGGTTACATAATACTTGTCAAGATAAAAAGTACACATTACGCCGCCTGTTTCCGTTTCTTTGTCCACGTCCCGATTACCAACGAGTCCGTTCTGTCTTGCCGCCCCGTTGACCACTTAGCATAGCTCTTTTCTGTGGTTCGGATGCTCGTATGGCCTAACAACTTCGATACCTCTTCCATTGGTACGCCCTTCTCTAAGAGGTCAACGGCGAACGTGTCCCGGAGCCTATGAGAGACCATGAAACCCGCACTCGGGATCTTCGCGGCGTCAAACACCGGCTTGATGCGGCGGGCACTCCAGGTATTCGTAGCACTCAACGCGCTGCCTGTCCCGGACCAAAAGAAGTACACACCCTCGGAGACACCGAGCAACTCCTCCGCGACATCGGGCGGAATCGGAACGGAGACGGATGTCCCGGTCTTTGCGCGCTTGGCTGTGACACGATAGACGGCGCGGCCTTCGTCGAATTGGAGAGCTGCCCTCGGAAGGGTCATCGTGTCCCGGATGGCAAGCCCTGTCCATCTCATGCATTGGAGGAACGCATGGACCTTTCGGGAATCGGCGGCGGCTAACAGCCGGGTGTATTCAGCATGTGTCAACGGCTGTGTCTCGGGGTCTGTCGCCTTGAACTTAGGGACTACGGGGATTCGTGGGAGCCACTCGGCCTCGTAGCAGTACCGGAGGAAACTTCGGAGCCGTTCCCGGCAGCGTGACCGGGTTAGGCCGCTCGGATATAGCGCCGTCCACGTCCCGCAAAAACCCGTCAAGAGTTCGCGGGAGATGCCCTGGACTGTATAAACGTTAGCCCGTTCCGCAAAGACGCGGAGCCGTTCAAGCTCTCGGGTGTACTTTCCGATGACGCCGACGGAGACGCCGTGGATGTTTTTATCTTGGATGAATACCCGGATGCTTTCCTGGAGGTCCTGTCCGCCTTCCGCCTTCAGGCGGACGCGGCCCGAGAGTTGGTCCTCAAGGTCCCGCTTTACCGTCTCGGCCTCGGCCCAACTCCGCGTCCCGGCTTTCCGCCGCGTCTGTTCCCCGTTGGCCGTCCACCGGAGATGCTTCCGACAATCGCAACGCTTCGCGAACTCATCGCCTTTGTATTTGCAGTCGTCCGTGTGCCGGACAAATATCGTTATGAGTGGTGCAGTCATTCACCCTCCAACGGAGCGTCTAATTCAAACTCGGAGATTACGTCTTGGAAGTCCGCGCCAGTCCCGACAACCAACGGGTTTCGCAAAACATACGCCTCGGCTTTCTCGCGTGTGGAGAAGATGCCGTATAGGTTTTCAAAACCCCATCGTCCGCTCACCACAAACACGGCGGTCATTTCGCATCCTTTACTGTGCAAATGCCGTGGTCCCAAACAAACCCCGCCGCCACGCACGGCTTCTTTGCGTGGATGGCTCCCGATGCCCGGTACTTCGCGTGGATGGCTGTTACATCCTGGAGGAACTCCGTGTCTAGGTTGATGAGCTTTAGGTACCGCGCTGTCCAGGCTGCCGGGGCGTACTCGGTGTCCGTCCACGTCCCGTTTATGTACGCGCTCTCCGTGCCGCTCCCGTCCGGGAACGTACAAAGTGTGGTGTGTCCGAAGCGGAGGGTTGTGCATGTCGTTTGGGCGGAGGCCGCGCCGGTAAGCGCGAGGAAGACGAGCAAGACGAGAGCTGGAAACCCCAAACCCGCGCCCACGTGCCGCCGATAAATCTGAACGGTTAGGCCCTCGCACCGTGACCCCATAGTTTGCGCGGTAGCGAGCGCCGTGCTCCAATCTTTTTTGTGCAGCGCGTTCAATACCTCCCGCAACTGCCTTTCTAGGACCTCTATATTCTCCACGTTGAAACCCGCATACGATACGTCTTGCAGCTTGTTTTTGTTGAGTGCCATTTTGTGCGCCTCCATAGCGCGTCCATTCTTAGTATCTGTCGGATTCCATGTACTGCATGTACCGCTCGTCCTCGTTCCAATGCTCGTACGGGCGCATCATACGCGCGCAGTACTCGTGCATCTTGTCCGTGATGGCGGAGAGTTGTGCGTCGTGCTGTCGTGCCCGGAGGCTGGACATCTCGCGTTCCATGAGTTGCGCGGATTCTGCTTCCTCCGCCGTGTCGTAATCTGGCACTTCGTCCCGTCCGTCTTCCATGTCGGATTGACGGGCGAAGCCGCGCAGCTCTTCCGCATCGTGTAGGGTGCTCCACTGCCGTGCCAACGCATCCAACAACGGCGTCCGTTTGTCCATATCCGCTTCGTCTATTTCCACATCATCTAACCAAGTCCAGGCTCTCGACATTTTGTGTCTCCTTAGCGCATCCATTTAGTACGTTTTGTTAATCATCTTCTTTGTCCAGTCGGTCCGGCCCGCCGCGCAAAAACGGTTGTACGCAATCTGCATTATGTCCTTGTCACCCATCCGCGCTTCGTCAATCGTGAGGCCCGCCCATTACAGGAATGCGGCTTGCTTCGCCTCTTGTGACAGCGGCACGGTCTGTGCCAACTCGTCTAGGTGTTTGATGATGTCTTGAGAAAGTGCCATTTTGTATGTCTCCTTAGTGCATCCATTTACTAGATACACTGTAGCACAGAATTAGCACAAACCGTCAAGCATTATTTATATGTGTCTGAAGTTGTAGGGGTTACGGGCGGTACGAAGGGTGGGATGTAAACCGAATCAGCATCTTTGTTATGTGTAACTTACAGATAACACAAAGACTAAAAAGCCCGAGATATCCAAGATATCCGGGCCTGTAGCACAAATTAGCACAATTTTTATGGCTGGAATGCTGCGATGCTCTGCCCTTCTGCGAGGCTCAACGGGCGCGTTGAATAGACAGTGTGTGGCCGCATAGGGTCCGGGTGTATCTGTACTTGGGCAATCTTGGTTTGTGCGGCGTTGTGGACGGCGTACAAGGCAGGTGAAAGCAAAGTAAAACGGAGGTACAGCATTTTGTGTTTGGCCCTTTCCGGGGAGTTGACATAGCGTACTCGAATGGTTAACAGTCGGGTATCACACGTTGTGTGCAGATGATGACAATAGCATCTAACAGTTTCCTTGTCCCATAAAGAATCAATAGGCACTATTAGACGGTGAACGAGAAACGAACGGAGCTAATCTCGGTGCGTTTGACCCCGAGTGATTTACAGAAATTTCAGACCGCCGCTGATGTCCTTTGGCCTGGAGCGGTCCTAACCCAATCTGGAATCCTTTTAGGTCTTGCCCGTATAGCGGCGGAGTCCGTGCTAAAGAAATCCATTTCATAAATCCACCTATGAAGTACGTTTCAACATTGCAGACTATTGCGTACGTTTGTCAAGTGGTAAATATTGACACGGAGTACAAATAGGCGGTACAACTTTATTCAGGCCCCTTTACTCATACCAAGAACAACAACCACATAGGGAGGTACCATGTACAAAAAGATAAAGGCGAATGAAATCCCCAAAAGAGAACGCAAGTCGGAAAGCCGTTTTGAAAAGACACCCGAGTGGCTCGCTATGAAAGCCGATATTGACCGAGGGCTAAAGCCCAAGGAAGCCCTCCAGGTGTCTCTCACCGATGCGGACAAACTGAAGTACCGCATATCCAACCGACGGACCATCGCTCGATTCGTAAAGAAGTACCTCGTGGACAACGATCTGTCGCACGCCGTAAAGAGCTTCCGACGGGACGACATGGACATAATCGTTGTCCGCGTTAGCAACCCGTAACCCCGGTGACAATGCCGCCAACGAAATGGATGGTGCAAGCGCCCGCTAGAATCGTTCCGGTGTATCCGATGTTGGTACCTACCTGGAACAACCCGCCGATAATGGTTTGGTTGATGGCGTTTACCACGTTGTCCGTGATGAGAACAGGGTGCAAAATGTCCGTGCTAAATGGATCAATTCGCACGCCTTGAGGGTTGCCCTGCATCTCGGCAAAACCCGTTACAGCTCCGTTCAAAGTAATGCCGGTCCCGGCACCACCGGCGTTCACGGTGGCGAAGGATGCGTTTCCGCCCGTGTCCACGTGGCCGCCGTTGAAATTGGTGGCAAAGATTCCTAGGCTCCCGTCATGGATGTAACAGCCGATAAACTTGCAGGTGGTGTTAGTCATGTCGAGGAGTTGTCCTCCAGGGTACGGAATGTCCTCAATATCGAGCTGTGCGAAAGCACCTGTCCCGTTCCAGTTCACTAGGAAGGACAAATGGTGACCCGGCGCTATATCGATGTACGTCCCGGATATCTTAAACATAGGGTTGTTCGCTGAGTTGACATAGAAGATGTCGTTGGAGTTTGTCCCTGTTGGGAAGGTATAAATAACCTCACCACCAAAGACCTCAACGGCGGGCAACGCGGCACCGGCAACGGTCAACATGCGGCCCGAGCCTTGCTCGAAGTGTGTCCCGTAGAAGTGCGCTACGTTGACCGTCCCGCAAGTCAAGTTGTAATCGCAACTGAAGCCGTAGAAGTAGAAGTCCGCGAACCCAACGAGGTTCAAACCCTGGACAGAGCTATTAGCCACGCGGGACCCTATCAAACTTATGCTCTCACCGGAATCGATTAGCCCCGATGGGAAGTAAATCCCGGTGCCGTTGTCACTGATAATGCTCTCGTGAATGGTTGTGCTCCAGGCGTAATTCCCCCACGTCATCCCTGTTCCGAAGTAGCGAATACGAACCCGGTTGAGGTTTTCGTGATCGCCGCGCCAATCGTTAGGTGTCAACACGCCGGTTGGGTCCGCACCTATTAGAACGGCGGTTGTAGTCGTTGCGTTGCCGGGGCCGATAAACGTGAGGTCCGAGATGTGTCCCATCGGGTATCCGTGGACGCCGCCTTCGCCGTCCGAGCCAACGGCGCTCGCAGCGACTAACGCCGTCCCGGAAATTGGTGTCCAGTTGAGCGTAGTTCCTACAGCTCCGCCGCCGATGAGGTTTACGCAACGGGGGAGGACAATCGTTGTGCTCCAGGTGTACGCATTGCCAACCGGAATGTACACCGTTCCGCAACCGGAAGGGAGCGCCGCAATAGCCGCGTTGACCTTTGCGCCGATGTCGTTAGGGGACGCTCCCGTAAACATGAGAGCGTTCAAAACGCCGTTTGTACTGCTGATGCTTAGGTCCGTGCTTTTACCCGAGACTAACCCTTGCTGGACGGTCTGTGTCGCCGGAGGTGTCAAATTGACGCCGCTCGTTGGCCCGCCTATCGGTCCTTGCGCGCCGGTAAAGCCGGATGGGATGCCACAATTCAACAGGACGTACGGGCTTGCACCCGAGATATCGCACGTCGCTGGGGAGCCTGGAGCGAGCGTCGTCACCGTGCCCAACGTAACCGCCGATACCGGCAGCACGGCCAAGTTAGGATCTAGCGTATCGAGGGTCCAATCCGAGGTAATCGCCGTCATCCCGTAATCGCGGAGGACGGTGTTTGCGAAGGACTGTTTCAGATAGATGTGGTAGAAGACACCGGTAGGCGTCGGTGCCACGGAAAGGCCGGTCTGCAAAACACCGGCAGTGACGTTGCCGCAAACCTCGTTGGGGACGACCTGAGTTGTCCCAACACGGAACCCTGTTGGGTGCATCGCGGCGTCAACCGGGACAAAGCATAGCTTGGCCGTGGCGATAGGCCGCTCAAACGAGTCTTTGATGTGTGTCGCCGTGACTGGCAATTGGGCCTGTGCGAATCGTGCCAAGGCGAATAGGAGAATAAGTTTCTTCATTGGGGACCTTTCATGTTGTTCTTTTTGGCGATGCCCGCCGCCTTCTGTGCGGATAAGTCGATGCCGTGTGCTACCGCGTACGCTTCCAACGCCGCTTGGTTCGCGGACTGTTGGGCGATGGCGGCGTCTATGCGCGTCTGCCGGTTGGCTGAGTCGCTTATGGGGATGCTGAGATTGAACTCGGTCCCGTAGTCGTCCATAATGAGGATGGCCTCTTGCGCTTCGGCGGGCATCAAGCGGGTTAGTATCGTTTCAGCGGGCATAATTTCTCCTAAAAAAGTGGCTCGGCCTTTATGTTGTGGGTCATTACGCCGTGCGATGAATACTCATGGCTCGGCCCTTCAAGGTGGATCTTGAGGACCCGGACAGCCTCCGGCACCGGCGTGATACGTGCGTGCTCGTACCCGTCCCGTGTTTCAATGCGGGCGCGCTCGGCTATCTCTCTCGTCCATTGGTAGTGGCCCTGTACGCGGAGCATGTGTGTCCCCGAGCACCTAAACGCGGCCCGGTTGCCAACGGCTACGTGGTATACATCATCCGCATAGACCCACTCAGCCGATAGAATCCGCTCGGGGCCAAACCGTCCCGATAAGTACACCGGAGCACCAACGTCAAAGCGCGCCTTGAGTGTGCGGTTATCGACCGGACCGTCCGGCGTGTCGAGTGGCGTCCCTTCGACCGTGCAAGCCGCTGTACCGCCTCCGCCGCCCGTGCCGCCCGTGTATCCTCCGGTTGTCCCCCCGCCCGTGGTTCCGGCTGCCGTGATGCCACCAAGCACGATGTAAAAATCGTTTAGAAGACTCCCGTAGTTCGTGGCGGGAACCAAAACATAAGCGTTGGTTTGGGTGTCGTATACGACGTACGCTCGGCTGCCTGGAGCGACTCCGGTTATCGTCCCCGCCGCGTACGTCCGTGTCTTGCTGCCAACGGTATATGTCCAGCCCGTTCCGACTCCGCCCGGCCCGTAGACCGATATGGATGATGTCCCGCTAACCGAGTCGTACGCACTCGTCACCACAGCGTTAAGAGCAACGTTGGTTGTTACGTTGGGCGGCATGTACCCCGAAGTAACAAGCCCGCTCGCGGCGTCAACGGTGCCGGGGTTCAATCCGGGGATTGTGAAGCTAACCGCCGTGAGGGTGCTTAGATCCTGTGCGGAGTTCCCGTAGACGTTGACCGACTGAAACTTTAGATGGATGGTCTTCCCAGCCCACGAAGGGTCATACGTAAACTTGAAGACCGTGTTGTCCAACCGCATAAAGAGCGTTCCGGCAGCGTGCCCCGCGATGGCCGAACCCATACGCCCGCGCCGGATATACGTCCCGGCTGTGCATCGGTCAACGCCGGTGACCGCACAAGCCGAGTACGAAATCAACTCCCCGTCAACGAAGCAAAGCGTATTGTCCGCGTCCGCGTCCGCCGTGGTCCCCGAGTCTAACGCGCCGCTGTTCTGTACGAGGTCAACGATGAGGGTGTTTGTGGTGTCCGTGGCGGCCCCGGACGCGAAGGCCGCGCCGAGCACGCCGAGCCGGGCGGCGCTCTCGATTGTCCCTATCTGAAGATACTTGTCCCCGTCCATCGAAGCGTAGACGTTGCAGCTTCCCCAATCTGAGTTTGCACCAAGAGCGCCTATCCATATTTGGTTGCCCGCGAACCCGGTGAGGCGGCTTGTCGCCTCAAACAGGACAACCTCTGAGTTGCCGGGGTCTGCGTACTTGTTCGGCTGTGCGACCGCCGCCGCGAGAGCTTTGTTGTACACGGTGGGTTGGTGGACGCCGAAGGGGTAATCCTCCGCTGTTATTTCAAGGGTCCCGTCCGGGTTGTCCACAACCCTGGTTATGCGCACCGGGAGATTGACGACGGCTAGATTTTGGTTGTTCGTCTCCGCCGCCCAAACGGAACTCGTGGTAATCGGCACAACGTCCATTGGCTCCAGGTACGAGTACCGATACGGCAAACTAAACTCGTACTGATTTCGGGCGTATGCATTCCGCTTGACTCGCATACTCGCGGCGAATACTGCGGAGGGCAACGTCGTGATGAAGTCCCACGTCTGTGGGTCTTCGATACGCTCGCCATAGCGGTTTATAGATGCTGGGTCAGACTCCGGTGTAATCTCGGGCGCGTATTGGTTGGCCCGGTTATTCCAAGAGACTTGCACGGTGTTCCAGGCGCTCATGTAGTCGGTGGGTGTGGATATTTTAACCGGGTCTTCCCCGGCACCCTTCGGAAGGAAACAAGTATCGTCCAACGCCACGGCGAAGCTCGATGGAGCAACCCATATCGCACCGTTGCCCGCTGTTGACGTGTCCCCGTATGAAACCAACTTCAAAAGACCCTCAGACATGAATGCGGCACACTGCCCAGCCTCTAACCAACGGCTCATGAGCGAAGCCGCTGTGTCTTGCTTGTCAATCACGGGACTGATAAAGAACCCATTCGCCGCGAACCAACTTGATGCGGTGCTGTCCTGTATGGCCGCGCCGGTCGCTTTGGGCGCGCCGAACGATGCAATGTCGATTGCGCTAACCGGAAACGGGACAGTCCCTTTGCCTAGCCCCCAAACCTTGTCCGTGAGAACGCGCAAAATGCATTGCACGGGGTTGCAATCCGTAATGCCGCCGCCCCAAGCGTCCGCCGTTAGGACCTCGTAAATGTTCTGTTGGATCTGTGCCCCGTACCCTAGATCCATCGGGCCGTACGCGGCGTATGCGATGCCCGTGTATCCGAGCGCCGCGCCGGGGAAGTTGCTCTCAAGAAGGGACCAAGCGGCTTGGCCGTGTTCCCCGGTAAACAGCGTAAAGATGACGCTCCAAGCTGTCCCGTTCGGGAGTGTCGAAGTGTTGTCCAGTTTGAACGTAATCAAAATCTCTTTGGCGATGTCCGCCGCCGCGAAGTGATACGTAGCGGGAGCACTCCCGGAAACGGAGTACGTCCCGGATGCTGTGGGCGTCCCGGAGACTCTCGTAAATGCGTGCCCGTCGTTCAGCCCGGTATAGAACGAGACGCCGCCGTCTGCCGAGAACGGAAGGGTTCCGCCCACTTGTATGGATAACGTAGACGGGATTAAATCCTTCTGTTGTTGCTTGATGATGTTTAGTGCATAGCTGTAGTTGATCGTGACCGTTTGGCCCACATCAGCCGGGGAGAAATGATATGCATTGGTCGGGTCAATCGAGTATTCACCCGGCCCGAGAGTCGCTCCGAAGGCTACTTGAACGAGCGGGACAACGTGGCTCCCGCTCAAATTCGTTCCGCCCGAGCCGAGGTCCGCGAACGTCCCGGCGTACGCCTGTAGGATGCCAACGCCCTGATTAGCGGACATGCTCGTCGCGTTGAGCGGGGTATATATCGGGGTCCCGCCCGTAATTAGGTACGTCTCCGCGCCGTTTTGGTTACTTAGCCAGCTTTGCCCGGACCATATATCCGCGATGCCTACGATGGGTCCGGCACACAACGCCGCGATGACATCCGCGCTGTACGTATATTGGGTCCCTTTGCCGCCGCCCAATCCTTTGCCGCCGCCCGTGCCGCCCTGCGTTTGCTTGCTCGAAAAGCCGTCCGTCCACAATATAGACTGTTGGATTTTGCCTTTGCCCATGACGACCGGGACAGCGTATCCAAGGACGCTTTGGTTGATCTGGACTTGGTTGATGCGAGTGGGTCCCGCCGTTTGTGGTCCGAATATGGCAGACATTTATAGGCTCTCTTTCAGCGTGAAAAAGCGCCGTGCGGCCATGCGAAACAACGGCGTCTTTGTTCCGTGTGCCCCGGAGACGCCGTGCCGCGCCTCGGCCTGGATTACATAATGGGGCCACTCGATAACGATTGCGGCGTGTGCGTACGCGAGGCCGAGCTTGTAAACCACGATGTCCCCCGGCAGGACTTCTGACTCCTCGATTTCTGAGAAGTACGCCGCCACGGTGTCCACGTATTCCGTAGACGCCCGGTGCTGTGCGACCTGGAGAGAGTAATCCTTCGGCAGCTCGATAACCGGGACAAGCCCGCAAGCGCGGAACACGCCGTAAATGAGCTGTCCGCAATCGACGCCCGCGCCCTTTACGCACGACCATCCACGGTACCGCGTGTTGACCCATGATTGCGTCTCGTGGACAATTTCTTCGCGTTGTCTATTCGTTAGCATATGTCCCTATACGGATGAAGACGGCGCGGGAACAAACGGCGTGCTTCCGTTGTTCTCCGAGTTGTCAACGCCCGCTCCATTGGTTTTGATTGTGGATTTGCACATCGTCAAAGTCTTGTCACAGCCCTTGATGACCGCGAAGGTATCGCCCGCGTGGACGGGGAGAAGCCACGGGACCATTGTTGTTACGACCCCGCCAGAAAAGTCTTTTACGGTTTGGCTCAACCCGGCGTTGGCACCCGTGAGGCACTTGATTACGCCCTGCGTAAAGTACCCATCCAATTGGGAAAACCCTTCGACGGAGCCTATGCGGGTTTGCGTCCCGCCGCCGATGACCGTGAAATTGACCGTGTAGTCCGGCGCGGATAACGTGCAGTTGGCATCGCAGAAAGACCACGGACAGTTGCTTTGCATCAGCCGGGAAGGGACTTTCATGTTCAAGAGATACATTGGGTCCGCACACTCAAATTGGACTTTCGCACGGGATAACACGGGAACCTTGGAGATGGTCCCTTGGAACTTCGTTTCAACGCCCGCCGATACGTCGCCGTAGCCGCCAATAGCCATGTACGCCGTGTAGACCCACACGGTAGCGCCGTCAAACAAATGGTTAAGCGCGGCGTTCAATATGCCCAACCCCAACCCCGGATACGTCGTCCCGGCCTTCGGGATGCACGTTAGATCCATCGTGTTCGCGCCGCATTTCGTCCCGGCTTCGGATGTTATCTTGCCCCGGCTCCACACACCGTATTGGGCGGCCTTGAAGGTTGTTTGCGCGCCGGACCATCCGGGCGTAGTCGTCAAGAAGGTAACATCCCATTGGCCCTCCGTCGCACACAGGACCGCGCCCGTGGGAAGCTGGATAACAAAGCAATCCGCCTTGCCGACGTTGGGGTTGGTTTGAAGGAACGTTATGAGCGTCTCGGGCATTAGTCGTTTCATTTGGCCGCCCGCTTCCGCATAACGTCTTGCAACAAGTCGAGGGACTCCCGCGTAATGATTGTTGTTTCGTGGGCGGCGTGTAACCAGTCGCGGCACGTACAACGCCACAGCGGTATAATCTGTGAGCTGCCGGGGATGGGGTTACACCCAAGCTCTACAGCTCGCATGAAAACCATATCCGAGTGCGTAAACCCAAGCTCGTACCTCATACGAACACGCTTTCAAATGCGATGGACGAACAACTCCAAAGGAATCCGCCGCTGTTCTTGGTGACCCTTGCAAGATCCTTTAGGGTGTCGTCCGCAAACTGACAGAGATACTGAAAGGTTCCTTTCCAGGCGAGCACAGCGCCAATGGGCGGCGCGGCGTCGAATGTGACAAGCCCGGTCGTGCTCAACGTTCCCGATACGGCGGCTCCGTTCACAAAGAAGACCGCGCCGGTAACGTTCTGGAGGATGTCAACGGCCTGTCCGATTGTCCGGGCTAGCTGGAATTGTGTAGATGTCCCGTCCCCGGCTTGGCTCATCGGTGCCGCGCCCGGCGTAACGTTCAAAAGGACGCCGTTGTCTTCTATCGCGTTGTCGTTCGGGTCCGTGAATAGGAAGAAACTTCCGGCACCGCAACACGCCATGTAACACCCTAAAAAGCTCTGCAACACGGAGTACGCGACCGATTCACCACCGGAGACGTAGCTAAGGTCTAGCTCAAAGTCCCACGTCGCGTACGGCATGAGGCTAATTGAACTCCGGCCCCGGCCCGCCGCTGGCTTCTGTGTCTGCGTATTGAAGTGCGGAGACTTCTTGAATCCGCTCTTGACTAGGCTCCAGGGAACGTCCGTACTCATCGTTGGGTACATGGTTATCCGTTCATCTTTCTTATGGTTTTTTCAACGTGCTTTTGTAAGGCGTCGTGGTGCTTATCGAGGACTTTATCCATGCCTGCCGAGTCCAGCGCTTGGAGGTTGTACGTCGGGCTAACGTGTGCGTGGTACGTGCTCCCGCCGCTCAGGTTGCCCGAGCGGGCCATATTCCGTAGCCCGTCCATCACGCCACCGGGGACAACGCCTTCGCCCGGCTCCAACATTGCGGGGATCTTGTCGCCCTTCCCACTGCCGGGTACGCCGTCCGTACCGTCCGCAAACGCCATCACGGAAGCGAACGCCAACGCACCGAGCGCGGGACCCATGACGATGTTTGCAGGGAATGGAAAGTGCATCCCCGCGAGGTACGCTTTTCGAGCGGCGGCGGCTGCGTCCGATTCCTTGGTGAAATCATTCGCCATAACGGACTTGATGGCGTTTTGCATCATGCCCGAGACAACTTGGTTGCCGATGCCTGTGAAGACAGCGGCAAAGCTTTGGTGACGCATAAGCGATTGGGTTAGCCCACTCGCCAACGTATCTTGAAAGCGTGTCTCGGCTGAGAGTACGCGGGTGTTCCGCTCAATCTCGGCTTTGTCCTTGATGGCCGTGATTTCGTTCTCGTGCGCTTGCGTCAACTGTTTTTGCTTGTCCTGGAGTTGCCGGAGTTTGTTCTCGTAATCTTTGCCGCCCTTATCAAGTGCTGAAATCTCTTGGGACAATGCGGTCTGCTTTATCTGTGCGTCCTCGTTAGCGACCTTGATAGCTTCGGCCAACCGCTGTTGATCGGTCATGCGGTGAGAACTATCCAAGAGCTGTTGTTGTTCGCGCTCGGCTGCGAGGGCTAACTCTCCCATCTTTTGCCCGTCTTCCGCAGCTTCTTTCCCCGCGTCCGCCTTGGTTTTGGCTTCGTCCTCCGCAGCTTTGCGTATCAGCTCAACACGCTGTGTCAGCAGCTCGCGATAAAACGAAGTGTCCTGGAGGTTCCGGGCTTGTTCGTCCTTGATGGCCGCATCGGTAGCCGCGAGCCGTTCGGCGGAGCCTTGCTGTGTCGCGTTGATCTTTTCCCGCTCGGCTTGCTCAAGGTCCGTTAAGTCTTTGCGGTATTGTTCCTCCGATGCGTGACCCTGGAGTTGTGCTATCCGGTTGGTGTGCTCTGCGGTCAACTCCTCCGTCTTTTGGTGGAGTCCCTTCAATTGGTTTTGGTAGTCCTTGCCGCCCTTGTCCAACGCTGAGATGCGCTGTTGGTTGGCCTGGAGTTGGATCTGGTATTCCTCGTTGGCTAGGGTCAAGTCACTTGCCAACCGCTCTTGTGCGGTCGCACGGGCCAAAGTCAACCGGACGTTAGCGGCTTCCCGCTCCGCCGCGATGCCGAGTTCACCCATCTTTAGCGTGTGCTCCGCCGCTTGCTTGGCCGCCTCGGACTGTTCTTTGCCTATCTCTTTCCCTACCGTCTTGGTGGCGTTGCCGCTTTCAAGCTTCTTGAGGGTCGCAACTCTCTCCTCAATTCCTTGTTGCGCCTTGAGCGCGTCCACGAGGGTTTGCTGTGCCTGGACTTCTTTTTCTGTGAACCCGACACCGGACTTCTTTAATTCCTGGAGGGCGGCCTCGTGCTTAAAGAGTTCGCCTCGGTCGGACCCGGTGGCGTGTCCGCCTTGGGTTTTAGTGCTTGATGCTTGCTTCTGTAGTGCGAGGACCTTCTCCGCACTCTCGCGAGTCCCTTTGAGAAGGTCTCCGGCTTCCGAGTCTTTACCCTGCGAAAGTAGACTGTCGTATTCAGTCTTGAACCCGGATAGCGCGTGCTTCGCACCATCCGAACCAATGCCAAAGGTGTACCAATGGCTCTTGATGTCACCAAAGACGACATCCGCCGCCTTAGCAACTTCCTCGAAGGCGTGGACTAGTTCCGCCATGCTCTGCTTATCGATGACCTCAAGTTGCTTACTCAACGCGCCTAGATGGTCGTTGCGCAGCTCATCGGCATGGATCTGTGCTTGTAAGAGTTTGCCGTCCAGGGTGTTGAAAGCGTTCTGTGCGGCGGTCCCGAACTTGACTTGATCCTCGGTGAGCTTTTCGCCCTCTTCGCGCATCTTCGCGAGGTGCTCTAATATGAGGGTCGCTCCAACCGCGATAGCCAAGAACGGGAAGGCGGCTTCCATCGCCGCGCCAACCGGACCGATGCTCGCAATAAATCCTGCAATGGCGCGTGGCATCTTGACGCCGAACTCTTCACCCAAGAGCATCACGCCGTGGCGGGCCTCCATCATGGAATAGCCCGTCTCTTCGCCCATTTTGCCCGCGCCGCTCTTAATCTCCGTGAACGCACCACGGGCCGATTTCGCCGCGTCCGCCATGCCGGACTGGAATGTGGCCGTTTTAGTCTGCAAGTCTACTGATAAGACCCATACTGGCTGTGCCATTTATTCCCCCGAAAACTTTCCGGTTACCGCGTAACGGACCGCATCGTCCCAACGCGCGAAGTATGAAAAGTAATGACCGCGCCTACCGCACCACAGCCCATACTCGTTTTTCCAAACTCTCGCCTTCATTTCTTCATGTCCTCAAGACCTTCGCGGAGGCCGTCGTAATACTCTTCCAAAACTTTGTCCTGGACTTCGCGGGCCGAGTTCTCCAACCAATGCAAAGCGGTGACGTTCGCTTCCGGCGCGCCGAACTCTTGCATCATCCCGTACCATGCTTCTTGTCCCGGACCGACGCGGACCGTCAATGCGTCTTCACTTACAACTGACATCCGGTGGATATCACCTTCGAGGCGGCCCGTGTCGTACGGCGCGAACTGCTCGGCACTCTCAACCAAAACCTTGGCCGCGTTCATTTCGACCTTACGGAGAAACTTCTTGACGGCGCGTCTACTCCCGTGGGTAAACGCCTCTTCCAACTCGTCCAGGCCCTCTATGTTCGTGACTATCTGTATGTCAATGTCTGCCATCACGCACCGTTCCTTTTCGTGCATCCGTTTCCGTTGCGTGCGGGCGGGTTGTCCCGCTGTCGGAGCGCCTCGGCCCGCAACTCCGCGCAAAAGTCCTCGCCTAGCAGGTTCGCCAACTCGTGCGGCTCCATCAAGCGGTCGTGCATCGCGTTCATAGCGCCGCCTTTTTCTCGAAGCGTCCGATTGTCTGCCAAGGCCAAAAGCCTGTCCTGCGAATGACCCAACGGGCAACCACAGGGTTTAGCGCACCACGGTTTCCGCACTCCCGGCACACGTACCGCCAGCCGCCCGCCATACAATCGATATGCCCGCACGCAGCGCACTCGAATTGCTCGGCCCACTTCCCTACAAACGTGGCTTGTCCGCGCTCTACAACATCCACGGTTATGGTTACCTTCAAATCAGGGCAGCTTGCCATTTACAACTCCGGGAACACCTCCCGGATTAGTCCTTCCGGGTCCTCTATTCCGTTAGCTTTCATTCGCGACACCATCTTGGTTTTCTCCTCCAAGATTTCTTCGCGGGTTTTACCTTTCATCTGTGTAAACGCTATGGCTATAGCGTGCTTCACAGAGCGCCGGATTTTTTCTTTCTCGTCCTCTTCCGGTCGGTCGAACCCCGGTAGGAAGTCAAAGGGCGAAACAGACTGCGAGTCCGCCGAACGGTTGGCGTTTATCAATGCGGACGTTATCAACGCCGCGTTGAATCGTTCGTGTCGTATCGAGATGGCCCTCCGTTCCTCCAATGCTTCGAGCTGTGCCAACGTGATATCCAAAAACTCGGCCCATGAAAGACCGTGGTCGCGGCGGCACATCGCCCATATATCCGTCCAGGTGCGTGGAGCGTCTTCTAAAGGGCGTCCACGCTCGGAGCTTTTGGGCTTGTACCCTTGAGCTTTTCCAAGTTCTCTTTGAACCTTGCCAACCACCGAGGGAACGCCACGGCACCTATAGCCTCTGTGAACTCTGTGTACGCCTCCGGGCTAATGCCGTCGCATATAGCTTGGATCTCTTCCGGCGTAACGTCCGGGTGGTGCTTGCTGAGTCCGGCCTCCAACAGAGCCGGGATATCCTTCGCGGGCGCGCCGAACCAATCGGCGGGAGCCTTTAGGGACCGGCCTAGTTTCTCCTCGGCCTTGATGACAGCAGAGAGCGGGAACTCGATAACGTATTCCCTCTCCGCCGTCTTCAGAATGAGCGGCTGTTTTACCACCAATTCAACTAGGTTCGTGTTGCTCATGTGGTCCTTTCGTTTGGTGAGTTAGGGAGGCGGGCCTCTCGGCCCGCCCCGAATAGGCCGCTGGTTAGGAGACGGTCTTGTCCCCGCTGATTTGGATCTTTACCGAATACGTTGGGAGCTTGTCGTCCGGGATGGACTCATCGATGGACGTGATGATGCCCGCGAAAAAGATGGTCCGAATTGCGCCGGGATAGATGGCCTTGAAGTTGTGCTCCAACCCGTCCTTTGCCGTTGCCAACGCCAATTGCGAAGCATCGCCCGGTTTGACGTTCAGCTTGACGCTGATGTCTCCCGAGTTCTCCAGGCCGCCGATGAAGACGCGCTTGTTGGTGGGTGTGCCCATGTCGGTTTTGTCGTGCGTATCGACCTTGTTGGACCCAAGATCGATGCTCAAGACGCCCGAGATGGGTAGAAATATCTCGGTGCCGGACGCGCCGTTTCCGAGTTCAAGTTGTGAGCCGTGACCGATAACCTGTGACATTTTATTACTCCTATTCGTTCCCTTCGCGGATAGCGCCGCGCCGCTGTTTGACTAACTTCGTTTGCTAACCACTCGGAAACCGAGCGTTGATCGGTTAGCGATACCTTTGGTGTCCGCGTTCGGAAGAAACGGCATGTCCATTTCGCGCTCTAAATAACACGCCTGGACGACCGTCCCGTCCGGCAACGTCCCAACGTAACCGGATATGAGTGCGCGGATAGCCTCCAGGACCGTATCGTCCGCCGCATCGACATACACATCTATTTGGATTTGGTCTTCCCGGACATCCACAGGCCCCGCGTAGTCGTAATCCTGTGCGCCGCCGTAACGATGTATAGCGATAGCGGGTAATACGTAGCCGCGTGGCAGGACACTCTTATAGACACGCGAACCTACCGAGCCGTGCGCCGTGATGAGCGAGATAAACCCGTCAAGCATCATTTTCCGTCTCCCTCTATGTGGCAATAGACCTCAAGCCACATCCCCGGACGCGGTTCGTTTGAGTCCATCAGGTAATCAACAACGTGCGTCACACCGTCAACCACGACATAGCAGCTCTTATCCAAGAGCGCGGCGTCACCCTTACGAAACACAATCATCGCGGAAACTTCGGAGTTTGTGAGCTGTGCTTGTTCCAGGCGGCGGCCCGATAGATTGTCAACGCCACAGCGGACTTTTTGCGCGCGGACCACGCTATCCGGGCCGAGGATGTCTCCGATAAACCGTAATTCGCTAGCTGTGTGCGTCCGCATATCGTCCTTAGAACACGTAAACTTTGTTGGCTGTGAGGAATGACATCAAAGCGAGAGGTGCCTCTTTCAAGCCCTCCGAAGTGACCGCTTCCGGGTGGTCGTAAATGTGTACCGCGAGCTGCCGGATACCCTCTTTCAAATGCTCGGGACACGCTGCCGGAAGAAATCCCGCGATGAAGTCCACTTCGACCGCGCCGGGGACGCGCCCGGTTGATGGGTAGATGAGTCCAGGCTTAGGGACAATGAGCGCCGGGACGTTGTTCGATGCGACAAAATACTCGGTGGCGAGCCAAGTCTGTTGTGTAAGCGACTCATCGAAATACTTAACTGCCGTGACCGAGACGAGCGGCGGGGCCGGAAGGCTAATAGGCTCGTATGGGTGCGGAAACCTATCCATGCAAAACGCATAGGACTTGACGGTCAAACTCCGCCGCGAAACTTTCTCGGCAAACTCACGGGCCGCTACGATATGCCCCAAGATGTCCCCGTCGTCTGCGGCGGTGCTAAGGCGAAGCCGCTTTTTCACCTCATCTAAGGTGACTGGCTCAACCGTGGGCGGCGCTGTGATTTGCAGAGACATATTTGTCCTTTTTCAAATGTGACAAAAGCGCGGTTGGGGTTCGCCGGGGAAGACTCTCCCCAACCGCTCTTCGCTGTTACGTCGTGTCACGCGGTCTTATGCGTGGAGAGTGATTGCCTGGATTGCCTCCGAACGGCGGATACGTCCGTCAACACGCTGGTAACCGAGGATGGTCAAAAGCCCCTGCAACGCCTTCGGCTGGTCCAGGATCTTGACATTGACGCCCGCGCCGCCACGTTCGCCGATGATGTAACCGCTCTTGAAGTCCCCGAAGAGAACGGGAGTAGCGGTTGCAGCAATCGAAGGCATCGCGGTTGAGTACTCAACCGGGTAGCCGTGGAGGTAGTCCTGTCCATTCGTGCGATTGAAGACCGGCTCAAACAGGTTCGTCTGTGCCTGTGCCTTTCGCAGCTCAATGGACGAGGCGCGATTCATCAGCCACGACGCGCGCGGATGATAAACAGCGTTCAAGGTGCCCATGACATCGAAGGTCGCGTCAATGCTCAAGAGGTTACCCTTGGCATCAGCAACCGCCGCCGTTACGCCGGTCCCTGTGTTGCCGATAAGCCCTTGCGCCTGTCCGGCACCGGACCCACTGACAAACCACGATTCCTTGAGAATGGCGATGGAAAGAAGCACGTCATCCGACATGAAACCCTGGAACTGGTTTACATCCTGGAGGAGTTCCCACGATGCGTCCTCGGCATGACCAACCATGTACGCGGACAAAGTGAACTGCTCGATTGCAGCATCCGTGCCGCCGAAGCTGTTGCTAGCTCCACCGGACTCTGCCTTGGCTGCTGCGGTGCCGTGCGCTGCCTTCCGGGGATACCGGGTGTCCATCGTGGTAGGAACGACGGTCGCAAGCTTCTGGACGCCGAACTCCGGGGGAGCCAAGGGCACGAACACTCCCTCAACCTGCGACGGGACCGCGTAACCGCCCGCTGCGTTGCTGCCTTCGTAGCTTGCGGCGTTCGCGCGGGTTCCGGGGAAAGCAAACCCGCCCATCTCGTCCCGGTGAGCTGCGAGAGCCGCACCGACGTTCGTTCCGCGAGATGCGCAATAGGCTGCGAAGTCTGCCGCGTACTCGGAAGAGAACGCACCACGACGGCCCGGCTGTGTTGCGTTGGTGGGTTCCGCAATCACGCGGCCCGTGGGGAACTGCGAGCGAAGCGTATTCAGCTTCTCAACGCGGTCGATCTGTGGGTTAAGTGCGTGGACTTCGGCCATAGCCGCGTCAACGTCGGTGTTTTCGTTATCGGACAAAGGGCGTCCGGCTGTCTCTGCTGCGGTTACAAGGTGGTCAGCTTTAGCGAGTGCCGCTTCGCGCTGTTGTTTCATGTCGAAAAGCTTCATTGTGTGTCCCTTTGTGTTACGAATTTTTGGTGCTTCGCCTCCATCCCCGTATTAGAGGGAGCTAGCGATAGTGACCCGGCCCTTTTTAGCTGGGCAGCCCTTTAAACTTTTAGTACCGGCCCCTTTCAAGGTTGAGGCGCGAGCGCATCGGGAAACCTGCTGCCGGGGTTTCTTCTTGCGGCGGCATGATGGCGCGGTAGAATTCGCGGGCGGATTGGATCTTGTCCACAAGTCCGTGCGTCATGGCCGCAGCACTTCCGAACATGCGGCCCTCGCCAAAGCGCGCCTGTGTGATTTCCGCGCTTGCACGTGCTCCCCGGCCACCGGCAACGGACCCGATAAAGTCTTGGTGCGTCGAATCCAAGCGGGTTTGCATATCGGCTTGGGCACCCTCTGTCAGAGGCTTGTACGGGGACCACTCGGTCTTGAATTCGCCCGAGTGCAGCTCCGTGATTTTGTAGCCCATGTCTTCAAGCATCTTGGATACGTCAACGTGCATCATGCGGACGCCCACAGAGCCTACTTCGCCGCTCGGGGTCAATGTGATGTCGTGCGCTTGGCTCGTCAACCAATACGCGGCGGACGCCGATGTCCCTTCGACAATCGCGGACACGGGCTTAATCTTCGCGACCGCTGCGAGGACCCCGGCTGTCTCCGGCAAGCCCGTCACCTCACCGCCCGGTGAGTCCACCGCGAGGACGACGCGCTTTACTGATGAATCCGCTCCGGCGCTCTCCAGGGCGCTCGTTATCGTGTCGTAATTCGCCCCGTAGTAGCTCGGGCCGTCTTTGGTGAGGACACCTTGTATTGGGATGATGGCGATTTTGTTGGTCCCTTTGCCCTGCAACGAGGGCTTCGCTGCGTTCCACTCCCCAACGGCGCGGACGGATGATATGCGGGAGATTGCCTCAAGGACCGCTTCGGACTTGATGGCCCATAGTGGCGAGCGAGTTAATAGATAGAGGTTCCGGGTGTCCATTAGTTGTCCTTTTTGCAGAGGGATATGAGAGCCGCGATTGCCGCGTCCTGTGCTTCGGTTGAAAATCTGTCCGGGTTGGTGCGGCGCATCTCCAGGTAATCGTGTACGCTCGTGGCGTCCGCGCCTGTGGTGTCCTCCAGGAAGCCGCTAAAGTGTCCGTAAAAATACTCCGCGTCACCCTTGCCTAGAACGAGCGCCTTCCGCTCTTTCTTGAAGATGAGGTTGGCTACGCGGCGCGGCAATTCGTCTTCGCCTGATACGTCGGTTGGTTTTACCGCCGCCGCGTCCCCGCCCGCCGTCGCCGCCGTGTTGAGTGGCCGGGTGTAATAATCCAACCCTTCGACATATGGCATGTTTTCTTTGCGCCGGGCGTCCGCTGGACTCATGAACCCGGACGCTATGCCTGTGGTGTACGAAGCATACCGGGCCGCCGTATCGCCCCGGAGGAGGCTCTCAAAGTCGTGTTTGATGAAATACTTCGATTTCTCTTTGGCGTTTAGCAGGTCCCGGTGGCATGTCTGCTCTATTCGTACGGTCCACGGTGCTAAGGTGTGTTTGGTGTAGCTCTGAAAAAACTGTTCAGCGCTCGCGTATGTGCTCGCCTTGCTACCCTTGCCGAGACTCCCGAGCAAAACGTCCGGGTAGCGAAAGACGCGGGCAACGTCCCCGATTTGGAAGGCGCGCGCCTCGATGTACTGCGATTCTTGCGCAGTCAACCCGAGCCGGGCCGCTTTGAGTCCGCCTTCCAAGAGCATAGGCATCCATGCGTTACTGCTACCCGCGTGCCGCGCCATGAACGCTTGACGGAGCTGTGTCTTTTGGTCCTCGTCCACTGTTTCGTCGCTGGACAACGTTAAGTCTGTCTGGACACCTTGGGAGAACAACCGCGCGCCCTGTTCCTCCGCCGCGATGAGTAACCCGATAGCTTCGCGAGCGAGCAACGTCAACGCCGTTCCGTCCAGGCCGTTGGCGGACATGACGGTCCCGCGCCAAACGGTATCCGGTGTGAAGCTCCCGGAGACGCCCGTCAATGGGTCCGTGTATGTCCAGATAGCCTCTTGCCATCTGCGTACAACATACCCGGCCTGGAGCGGCCAAACGGACCCGATGTCGCCGGGGCTATCAGGGTCCTCGTTGACGAGGTTGTAAAAGTTGCCGTAAAGCATCATGTCAAAAATCATGTGCTCTCGCAGCTCGATACTCGTCATTAGGTCGTTGGGAGCCATGTTCAAGATGTTGTATAGATTGTGGTCGAATGCTTCCGCGTCCCCGTTCGGGCCGCGCTTGTATAGCTTGAGCGGCAACGCCGATACATCTTCACTGATGCCGCGCATACACGCGAGAACAGCGGAGCAACGGCGCGCCTTCTCGGGCGTCACGGTTTGCCCGGAGTGCGTCCGCACGCCCAAGAGGAATTGCTCCATTGACGCGATGTCTTTGAGGGACGCTCCGGTTGTTGCGCCCGACTCGTAATCCGCTCGCATCGTGGGCTGTTCTAGATTCAAGGAAAGTAGCTTCATAGCACCGTGACCTTTGGCTTTGCTTTTAAGAGTTTTGCGTTATCCGGGTGAGTCCCGCGTCCGTATGCCATGATTGCCGCAACAACGCCGTCAATCTTCTCTATGCTTTTTTCTTTGTCGGGCATAATGAGGCCCGTGTGATTCTTTTTCCAACGGAGGTTGGTTATTTGCCACCGCGTGACCGGGTCCGCGTCGTGCTGGATTTCACGCCGGGCAATGGCTCGCACAAAGTCCCCACACGGCGCGGCGTAATTCATGGCCGTTTGCGCGAACTTCACAACCCTATCAGTTTTGAATCCACTTTGCAACACCTTTTTTATAAGTCCACTTGCCAAAGCCGGGTCATACGCCAACTCACGGAGGTCAAATGTTTTCCGCAGCTCCGTGATATGGCCGCTGATAAAGTCGTAGTCCGTGACCTTGCCGGGCGTCGTAATCAAGAAGCCTTGGTCCCGCCAAACGTCGTACGGGACTTGGTGCTTGTTAACCCGGTCCTTGATGTTGTCTTCTGGAATCCAGTAGAAGTTGACGAACTCCCATAGTTCGCCCTCGGTCATCGGCGGGAACACCAAGCCAAGGGAACTTGTATCGTCGGTCAACGCAAGATCCAAAGCACTAAAGCAGATACGCCCGGCCATCCTGGAGAGGGTCTCTTTCCGCAACGCTATTGGGTCTCCGGGCCGGGCGCATCTGTCCCAATCCGCTGTGCCTATGACTTGCTCTTGGGCGTCCACGCGGATGTTAAGTGAATATCTTTTGAAGGCGTTGAGGCTCTCGGGGTCGTTGCTCGCTTCCAACGCCTCTTGCCGCATGTCCTCAATCTTGACGGTCACTCCGAGGTTGGGGCACGCTTTGACCCACGTCGATTCATCGTCCCAACGGTCCGCATCTTGGATGACTTCCCCGGCTGCGTTGAGGAGTTCTCCGTCTAGCTCTGTGATCCAACTAAAGAAGCGGTCGTCCGGGATAAGCCCTTCGAGAACTTTGGTTGAGTAGTTGTAGAGGGTGTTGCAAATGGATGTGGTGTCATCGGCGCTTGGTGCCGTGGTAATTCCGACTAAGAGCGGCTGTGTCCTGGAGCGCAT